ATATTAAATCAATTTAAAATATTGTCAACTTATATTTTGCTTTTTTTAACAATTATTTTATTATTATTTAAATCTTTTTGTAATTTATTTTTTAAATCTCTTGCATTAATTATATTAATAACTTCTGATAAATTATTTTTTTGTAAATATTTTAATATTTCTTTTTTTATAGCCATATTATAATCAATAATTAAATATTTTACTATTTCTAAATGTCCATTAAAAGCACTATATATTAATGCATAATCATCATAAGCATGAATATCAGCACCTTGTTCAACTAAATATTTAACAACATCTAAATGTCCATTATATGCACTATATATTAATGCATAATTATCATCAGAATGAATATCAGCACCTTGTTCTACTAAATATTTAACAACATCTAAATGTCCATTATATGCACTTAATCTTAATGCATAATCATTTTCTATATGAATATCAGCACCTTGTTCAACTAAATATTTAACAACATCTAAATGTCCATTTTCAGCACTATACCTTAATGCATCATTATTGTTAAAATTAATATCAGCACCTTGTTCAACTAAATATTTAACAACTTCTAAATGTCCATTTTCAGCACTATACCTTAATGCATAATCATTTTCTATATGAATATCAGCACCTTGTTCAACTAAATATTTAACAACCTCTAAATGACCATTTCCTGCACTATATCTTAATGCCTGGTATTTATAAGAGTGAATATCAGCACCTTGTTCTACTAAGTATTTAACTATTTCTAAATTTCCATTACTTGATGCTACTATAAGCTCATAATTTAAATCCATTTTGTTTCTCCTCTTGTTATGTTATAATTTAAATCAATTTAAAATATTGTCAACTTATATTTTGCTTTTTTTAACAATTATTTTATTATTATTTAAATCTTTTTGTAATTTATTTTTTAAATCTCTTGCATTAATTATATTAATAACTTCTGATAAATTATTTTTTTGTAAATATTTTAATATTTCTTTTTTTATAGTCATATTATAATCAATAATTAAATATTTTACTATTTCTAAGTGTCCATTATTTGCACTATTCCTTAATATATAATCATCCTCAACATGAATATTAGCACCTTGTTCAACTAAATATTTAACTACTTCTAAGTTTCCATTATATGCACTCCATCTTAATGAATTATTATTATTAGCATGAATATCAGCGCCTTGTTCTACTAAATATTTAACAACCTCTAAATATCCATTCAAAGCACTATATATTAATGCTTTTTCATCCTCAGCATGAATATCAGCACCTTGTTCAACTAAATATTTAACTATTTCTAGTTGTCCATTATTTGATACTATTATAAGTTTATCATTTAAATCCATTTTGTTTCTCCTCTTGTTGTATTATAATTTAAATCAATTTAAAATATTGTCAACTTATATTTATATCTTTTTTAAAATATTTTGTTATACTTAAAATAAAAGGATTTATACAATGAATTTTAAAGAATGGATATATAATAACAATATAATAAATAGTGAAGAAATTGAGCCTAATATGATAGGTTTTATTTATATTATAACTAATACTGTTAATAATAAAAAATATATAGGAAGAAAGCTTTTAACAATGGCTGGATATAAAACAATTAAAGGTAAAAAAAAGAAAATAAGAAAAGAGTCTAATTGGAAAACTTATTATGGTTCATGTAAAGAATTAACAGAAGATATAAATAATAGCGATAAAAAATTTTTCAAAAGGGAGATACTTTTATTTTGTAATAGTGTTGCTCAATTGAATTATTATGAAGCAAAACTACAATTTATAAATGAAGTGGTAGAAACAGATAATTGGTATAATGCAAATATCGTTGCAAGGGTTTATAAAAAGAATATATTAAATAAAACTATTAATTGATAGTATAGATGTAACAAAACTAGGCAGAGGGTCCTAGTTTCATCACACAAGAGAAGAGAGAAAATCTGTTATTTAATAAACATTAATATATATATAACATACTATAATAAGTTTGTCAAGTTTTTTACAAAAATAAATTGTTTGACTTTTTTTAAAAATATATTAATATCTAAATACAAGTAAAATTGTTGATTATGGAATACAGAGGGAAAACCGTCAAACGAACATAATTAGTAGTGTATAAGAAGAACCCTAGATACAAACGTGTGCGAATCATAGAGCGTAGGGAGGTAATCTAAAAAAGATATCGTGAATTTAGCCGAGCTTTTTATAAAGATTAAAAGTCTGTGATAAAGTCAAATGCGACGGAATATATTTTTTAATAATATATTTTGATTTCAAAAGATAAAGCGATTTTTATTAGGGTTGCTTTGTCTTTTAGCTCTGGAATATAAGAATATAGATGCTTTATAAACAAACTAAATATAAAATAAAATCATTTTTACTTGACAATTATTTAAAATCATTTAAAATATATACATATAAGAAGAAGAGGTTAATATATGGATATACATAAAATAACAAAAGAACAATTAGTGGAACTAATTAAATCATCAACAAGTTTAAATAAATTAACAAAAGATTTAAATACTAATAGAAAAGAGCTTTATAGAAAAAGAAGTTTATTTGGTATTTTAGATGTTAAACCTAATCAAAAAGTATATGAAGATTCAAAATATCAACCATCTGTAATAATTAAAAACACTCATGAAATAATCAAAGAAATCAACCATTTTGTTATAAGTGATATGCAAATATCACCTGGTGTTGATACTTCTCATTTTTATTCTATTTCAAATGAAATAATAAGTAGATTGCCTAATGTTGTTATTTTTTTAGGTGATTTTTGGGATATGAAATCGATGTTTAAAATAACAAAAGAAACTTTTGATGGTAAAAAATACAAAGATGACATTAAGGCTGGTAAAGATGCAATGGAAGAATTGATGCGACCAATTATAAATTTTATTAATTCAAAAAATAACATAACAAATTGGAAACCTAGATTTATTTTTACATTAGGCAACCATGAGGATAGAATAACAAAAATGGAGTTAAATTATAAAGCATTAGGTGGTTTAATGGGTATAGACGATTTAGAATTAAGCAGATATGGATTTGAAGTAATACCGTTTTTAACTCCAGTTATTATAGATGGAATAGCTTATTGTCATTATTTTACTTCTGGTGGAATGAATAATGCTATATGTAGTGCTAGACAATTAATATTAAAAAAGTTAATGAATTGTGTGCAAGGACATAGACAATCATTTGAGATACATAGAGAAGTTAAAGCTGATGGAACACCAATTTATGGTATATTTGCCGGCTCTTCATATATACATAATGAGGAATATTTAAAAGAACAAGGAAACCATTATGCAAGATTAGTATGGGCAATGAATGATATTAAAAAAGATGTATTTGATCCAGAGCAATTATTAATAAGTAGATTAGTTAAAAAATGGGGTGTAAAATGATTAAGTTATATAATGGAGATTGTTTATTTGAAAGTGATAAAATAGAATCAGGTAGTGTTGATTTAATAATAACTGATTTACCTTATGGAACAATAAAAGGTATGAATGATAGTGGTGGTTATAGTAGTAAATCTCTTGATTGGGATAATGTTATTGATACTAAAAAAATTATGGATATTGCTAATAGAATTTTAAGAAAAAATGGTAAAATGTTATTATTTGCACAGGATCCATTTTCAACAGAATTAAAAATAAATAAAAATGTAAATATTCCATATTCTTATTCTATGATATGGAAAAAAAATAAGTTTGCTAATGCTTTATCTGCTAAAAAAGCATGTGTTAAATATCATGAAGATATATTATTATTTAACAAAAAATATGATACTAGTTTAACAAATCCTTTAATAAATTATAGTAAATTACTTTTTAGTTTTATTGGAATAAGTAAAAAAGAATTAAATGTACATTTTAATTGTTCATTAAGTAAATTTTACCAATATAATGGTGCTCAATTTAATTTATGTACTGAGAAATCATATAGTAAATTAATTGATTTATATAATATAGATAAAATGGATGGATTTATTGAATATAAAAAACTAAAAGAAATTTATAATAAACTTTATCCATCAATATTTAATTTACAAGGTAAAAAACATAAATCAACTATATTTGAATATAAAAAAGATAATAACAATTATCATCCAACTCAAAAGCCTATTTTGTTATTAGAGGACTTAATTAAAACTTTTTCTAATGAGAATAATTTAGTTGTCGATTTAACAATGGGTTCAGGTTCAACTGGTGTTGCTTGTGTAAATACTAATAGAAACTTTATAGGAATAGAATTAGATAAAGATTTTTATAATATTGCTGTTAAACGAATAAATAAGGTTGACATTTAATTAAAATAGTTTAAAATATGTTGTATAAAGGAGTTAATTATGGATATAATATATAATATTTTGGCAATTGATTTTACATTTAACTTATATATATTATATGAATTTATATCATATAAAAAGAAAAATGACAAATTAGTTATTGCTGTATGTTCTTATTTAGTAAATAAAGAGAAAGAATTAAAAAATGAACAAAAATGATTTTATTGTATTACTTTCAAATATAGAAGATGGATTTATTTATGGTAACTTTTTATTTAAAACTGATAAAAATGGTTTTTACATTTATAATTTTATTCCTAATGATAGAAAGATATGTATATTCTCAGGAAATTCTTTAGTTGAATTATATAGAAATATGTTAGAAAAAGATGTATATGGTAATTCTTTTAGTGAAATGAGAGAAGAAATTAAAGATATAGTTAAAAAATTAGTATTATATAATTCTCTTAATTCTAAAATTATAAATAAAAATGAAGTTAAACAAATAAGAAATAAACTTTAAGGAAAAATAAAATGGAACAATTTAAAAAAGTATTAGAAGAAATTAAAGAAAAGATTATAAATGATGGTGAGACTATAATTATTGATAATGATAGAGTTAATTTAACAATATATGAATTAACCTATAATGATATTACTTTTATATATTACCCTCATAATAATCAAATAAACATGTATTATGATTTATTAACTTGTGTATGTGTATTATCTAATTTAAAATCATATACAACTGAGGAGTTATTGGATGTATTTATTAATAAATATTTAAGCTCAAATACGACAATTGACAATGAGATATACATTAATTTAAGCGAAAGTAATACTGATATTGATTTAAGTTAATAATTCAATTATAATAATAGTATGCTGGTTTAGCTCAGATGGTAGAGCAACTGATTTGTAATCAGTAGGTCGTGAGTTCAAATCTTACAATCAGCACTTTAATAATATATTATTAGGAATTATAAAATGACTATTAAAAAACAAGTTGGGCGACCAAAATTTAAAATAACAGATGAAACTAAAAGAACAGTTGAAAAATTGTCTGGTTTAGGACTTCCGCAAGAACAAATAGCTGAAACAATTGGATGTTCTGTTGACACAATGGTTAAATATTTACAACATGAAATAACAATAGGTAAAGCAAAAGCAAATAGTAGTATATCTCAAAAATTATTTGAAAAGGCTATGTCGGGAGATTCTGCTTTATTGATATTTTATGCCAAAACTCAAATGAGATGGAAAGAAACAGATAAATTAGAAATTACTGGAAAAGATGACGGCCCTATTGAAATAAGTGATGCAAAATCAAGGTTGTTAAGTGGAATAGTTGTCGAATATAAAAAAGATGAATAATGTCAATTAGTAAAGCTGAATTATTTGCAAAGTTATCAAAAGAAGAACAAATAAAAAGAATTAATTTATTATCAGATGAAGAAGCTGAGCTATTGTCTCATGATTGGGACTGGTATGCTCGTGATAAGCAAAGATTCCCTAATAATAATATAAAATGGACTTATTGGTTAGTAATGGCTGGTCGAGGTTTTGGTAAAACTCGTGTTGGCGCAGAATGGATAAGAGAGCAAGTTAAAACTAATAAATATTGTAATCTTATGGGAGCAACCAAGGATGATGCTATTGATATTATGATTGAGGGTGAGTCTGGTATATTAGCTATATGTAATAAATATGACCGTCCAACATATAAAAAAGGTAATTTATATTGGCCTAATGGTGCAATATCTCTAATCTTTTCAGCTGAGGAACCTGAGCGATTAAGGGGTAAGCAACATATGAAGTTATGGGCTGATGAATTAGGTGCTTGGAAGTATCAAGACTCTTGGGATCAGGCGGTATTTGGTTTAAGATTAGGTAAAAATCCACAAGCATGTATAACAACAACTCCTAGGCCAACAAAATTAATAAGAGAATTACAAAAAGATAAAGGTACAATAATAACAGTTGGTACAACTTATGATAATAAGTCAAATCTAGCACCAACCTTTTTTAATAGTATAATATCAAAATATGAGGGAACAAGGCTTGGTCGACAAGAATTAAACGCTGAGTTATTAGATAAAAATGAAAATGCTTTATGGAACTTAGAGCTTTTAGATGAATTAAGGGTAAAAGAATATACATCGTTTAGTAGAATAATAGTAGCAATAGATCCAGCAACAACATCAAATGAAAATAGCGACTTAACTGGTATAATTGTTGCTGGTAAAGGTGAAGATGGACATTATTACATAATAGAAGATTTAACGATGTTAGGAAAGCCATCAGAATGGGCATCTGTTGCTATTAATGCATATCATAAACATAGAGCTGATAGAATAGTAGCAGAAGTAAATAACGGTGGTGATATGATTGAAGAGGTTATTAGAAATATTGATAATAATGTATCATATAAAAAGGTGCATGCTACAAGAGGTAAAATAATAAGAGCTGAGCCTATATCTGCATTATACGAGCAAAAAAAGGTACATCATATTGGTACTTTTAGTAAATTAGAGGATCAAATGTGTAATTTTACTGGTTTAGATAC